GCAACCAATTTGTTGTTTATGGTGAACAGAACCCTTCAATCAAAACACGATTGCTAGGAGTAGGCTCACACTACTTCCTTACTTCGAATCATGAATGGGCTCGCATCAAGCTAAACACTTCAGTGAAGATTCTTGGTACTACAACTGTTACTCACGTCTTAGTTAGTACTATTCAACCGTGCTATTTTCACATTGGTGACGGTCTTCTGGCCAATGAGGTTTTAGCTTTGTACATTCCGAAGTTATCGTGTAGGAATATTGTTAAGAAGTTTCGCACAGCCTTGGATTGGAATGCAGATGGGACTTACCCTGCATACATTCAGGTATACTCCCCCATTATCAAGGGGCACGAAGCTACTCACAATTTTTCCATTATTCCTGTCAAACGAGCTGTTGTGAGTATGAATCGAGTTCGGGTTCGTAGTGCAGCTGTTCCCCAGGAAGGTATAGAAGAAAGCGAGGGTATTGCTCACGCTACCCTCACAGGACGTGGTGACACGTTCTCAGGTTGTTGTTCCTCACCTTGGGTCGTCGTTGACTCTTCTTCAGATCGTAAGATTGCCGGTATTCATATCGCAAAGAACGATCGCAATGGTGCTATTTGCGGCGTTGTTTTGAAGGACTGGTTAGACGAACTAGTAGAGGATAAGAACGTCCCACCAGCAGGTATGGTTGATGCCAGTGGTGAGGGATGTAGTTTCCCAAATACCGATCTCGTCGGGAAATTGACTACATCTTTCCAACTTAAGGCTCAGCCTCCCCACACGCGATTCCAGCGCAGCGGGGTTCCATTTCCAAAGGAATATGATGTTCTGTCTCCTTCTCTTGATACATTTTGGGAACTTGATTCAGACAATCGTTACTCCTTCCGGAGAGAAAATTACAAGATAGCTCTTGGTAAGCATTTTGTAAAAATGGGCTGCATGAGTAAATGTCCCTGGCATTTTTCTCATTTCATCCCTACGTTTTATGGTGAGGAATTTCTTACTATAGTTCTTAGGGACATGCCCTCAGCCATCTCCTCTCTTGAAGAGGCACTAAATGGATCTAAAGACTTTGGCACTTCTTCCGTCAATCTTAAGGCCAACAAGGGCTTTCCTGAGTGTCGCGAGTTTCCTCGTGGCCATGGCAAGTTTCCGTGCATGCAGAGAGGTACTGATGGTTCTATAGTCGTTGGGAAAGAGTACGAAGCTACACTCACGCGAAGGACAATGGGAGTCCTACGTGGTGCTTATCCTAACTACTCTATTCTCAGTTGGAAAGATGAGCTGTTGGAGAACTCAGTTGTGAGTACCAACAAAGTTCGTCTCTACATGGCCGGCAACATTCCCCATTATATAGTGGGGGATCGTCTGCTCGGCAAATTCTTTTCCCGCCTCTCTCTTCACTGTAAGTGGTTCGGACCTGGTCTGAATATGCTTGGCAGTGATGCTCACTTCGCCTATCGTTACATTACCAGTAATTCCCCTGATACCAATCGTGTTATAATGCTCGATATCAGTGGTATGGATGTTTCTGAAGATCATGAGCTCCTTCGTAGTGTTTACGAAGGCATTGGCTCTGTCATTTTCCAACACCCTGACTTCACTGATTTGTGGCAGGAGGGTTACCGTAACTGGAGCTCCCTAGCCATTGATCAGTACTGGATTTTTCGTAATATGATTATGAGAGTTTCCGGTAAGATGGGCAGTGGAATGCGTTTCACTGCTGAAGTGAATACTCTAGTTCTTTACTCAATCCATGCTTTCATCTTTTGTAACCATCTGGTCACAGAGGAAGGATTCTCTTGGAAAGATGCTAGAGTCGCCTTCAGGGAAGATATCCGTGGATTATTCTACGGAGATGACTCCCTGATTACAATAAGAGAAGGAAAATACCTTTGGTATACTCCTGCTTTCATTGTCTCTCAGGCCAGTGAGCTTTTTGGTATGAGGTTTACTTCTGCCATCAAAGATCAGGAGCCGGCTTATGTTAACATAGTTGCGGTCTCTTTTCTCAAAAGAACTTTCCATCAGATGGGAGGATACATGGTTGCAAGACGTAGTTTGCGCAACATCTATGCTACCCTTTTCTGGTGGAAGAAGACCAATGGTATGAGTCTCCACACAGCTGTTAAAGCTAAAGTTGAGAGTGCTATCATAGAGCTCGCTCAATACCCGAAATCTGTGTTTGATAGAGAACTATTAGTTATCAATCAGGCACTAGCTTCAGCAGGGCACAACTGTCATCATGTCGATTGGCATGAGTACAGGAATGTCTATCTGAAGACATTTGACCAGTAGGTCACCATGGTCCTTCATGACCTTAAACTGTCCAGGGTAGATAGGAAGTCTAACCTCTCCCGAAAGTAAGTGCTTATGGCACCCTTAAAATGACACACACCCCGCTCCTCAGGGAGGGTAACGATTAATGTTGCGTTACCATTGTAGAAATAACATTACCGATGTTACAACAAATACCACGGGTCAAAATACGCTTAGATCACCCGAAGAATCTACAGCAACCTCTGGAACCCAACTTACCACGTACGATGATGTCGAAGAAGTACAAGAACTAGAGTTAGAAACTAATGCCAATTTACTTTGGCGTGCTACTGACTCACTTCCTTCTCAAGGCATGGATGCCGTACTAAGTCGTTCCTACAAAATCGCAGAGTTCACATGGGGTGAAACTGCAATTGGTAATCTTGGTACCATTTCCTTTCCCGAAATTCTCTTCTCAGTTCCCCAGATAGCCAATAAATTGGCTTACTTTTACTATTTCCGTTGTAAAGGTATTAAGCTCTCCATCCGTATTAACTCCACTGCCTACCATTATGGTGCACTTTGTGTCAGTCATGTCGTAGGAGTCGGAAATCCGAATGTCGACGATCCCCTTCTAGGTCATGATTACGGTTTTCAATACGGACGTGCTACTCAGCGATTTAACAATCACCCTCTTGTTATTAGCGCATGTAGTGGGAGCACA